AAGAGTAATACTCAAACGAGAACAACTCAAACACTTTCAGGTAGAACACAAAGAAAACAAATAAACTCACAATTTTGGAGTTTTAAATTAGTATCAGTTCCGTTAAGCAGAGACAATTATATGCCTGTTATGGCATTTGTTATGAAGCAAAGCGGTAAGTTTGATTCATTTACGGTAGTGCCGCCAATAGTAGGTAGCACAAGTGGATCAGCATCAGGCACACCAACTATAACACAAAGTTATGCGGCAGGTGTTAGTGATGTAAGATCAAACGGTGGTAGTGGAACTTTAAAAACAGGTGATATGATTAAGTTTAGTAATCACGATAAGGTTTATATGCTGACAGCAGACGTTAATCAAGATGCTTCAAGTGAAGATTACATTAATATATTCCCAAGTTTAAGAACAGCAATTGATAGTTCAACAACAATAACATACAACAACGTGCCATTTAAAGTATTCTTAACAAGCGATAACCAATCGTTTCAAGTAGGGAATCCAAAGTTTTTTACATACGAATTATTAGTTCGAGAGGATACGTAATGCCCAGAAATCTTGATAGTAGTGTTCAGGACGCTTTAACACAATCAAAAATCCTATCAGCAGATTTAATTGAAATACATTTTGATACACCAGTGTATTATACAAATGCTAATTTAGATATTTCATATGATAGTATTACAGCACCAGATAGCGGAGCAAACTCTTATTTGGCTCAAGGACAATTTTTAGAGTTTGGTAATGTTAAAGAAAGTGGAAGTATTACCGTTAATACATTAGATATAAGTTTTACAGCAGTAGATTTAACTACAATAGGTTTAGTAATGAATAACAATTACATTGATAAACGTGTAGTATTATATCGTGTTATATTTGATTCATCAGGTGAGTTTAATGGTAATAAAGTATTTCAGTTTTTTGATGGAAGAATAACTGCTTGGAAAATTAGTGAAGCACAAGAAACAGCAACTTTAACAATACAATGTGCGAGTCAATTTGCGGACTTTGAAAAAACAGCAGGAAGAACAACAAGCATAGCAAGTCAGCAAATATTTTTTAATAACGACAAAGGTATGGAATTTAGTAATCAAATAGTAAAGGATATAAGATGGGGCAGAGAATAGACGTAATACATACAAGACATTTAACATTAGAAGATGCCAGTGCTGTATGTAAATTAGGTTATAAAGCATTACACGAAACAGGTTTGTTTGGTGTTGATTATGACGAACAACATTTTTATACACACATTAGAAGAGGATTAGTAAGTCCTTTTTGGCAGGGTAGCATAGGCTTATTTCATAATGATGAAATAATTGGTTTTGCTTTTTTAAACATTAATCAATTACCTTGGGCACCTAATAGAGAAGTTGCTACATTACAATACTATTATATTTTACCAGGTTATAATAATAATCAAACTACAATAAAATTATTTGATGCTGTTGATGACTATTGTCAAAGTAAAAAATTAGCGGCATTAAGAATAAGCAATAAAAATGTAAAGGATGATAGTTTGTTGAATATGGGATTTAACACAGAGGAAAGAATTTATATAAAAGAATATGACATACAAGATTAGAAAATGGGAAAAACAAGACACGCCTTCTTTATTAGACATAGGAGAAACTATGTGGGCGGAAGGTGCTTATAGTCATTTAAAATTCTCCAAAACAAAATTAAAAAAAACATTAGATTTTATATATGCTAATCCGCACAAAGGAATGGGGTGGGTAGCAGTAAAAGATGGAAAAATTATTGGAACAATGATAGTTCATTTAACATCGTATTTTTTTAGTAATGAAATATTATGTAATGATTTAGCATTATACGTTTATCCAAATGAACGTAAGAGTGCTTTTGTGCCAATAAGATTAATTAAAACAGCAACTAATTGGGCAAAAGAAATGGGAGCAAAAGAGTTTTGTCCAGCAAGTAGCGTAGCAGTAGCAAGTGATAAGGTAGAAAAACTTTACAGGTTTATGAAGTTTGAAACCGTAGGTCATTTGTTTAAAAAGAGGTTATAATATGTGTCCAAATCCAGGTGATCTATTTGATGACGTAATTGAAGTGTTTGAAGACATTGTAGATACGTTTGTAGATATTGTAGAAACGGTAGTTGATGCTACATTAGATATTTTTAATATGGCGTTAAGCATTGTAGGTATGCCGTTTGGATTAGATATGGGAGCACCAGGAACAGCACAAATGGATGCCCAACAAATACAAGGTGTTTTAGTTAATAAAGAGTCAGCAGTAAATCCTATACCAATTGTTTATGGCACAAGAAGAGTTGGTGGATCAAGAGTATTTTTAAGCACAGATGGTGATAGCAACAAATATCTTTATATTGCTTTAGTGTTAAGTGAAGGACAAGTAAATGGTTATACAAAATTATATTTAGATGATAATGAAATACCTTTAAGCAGTTATACACACGGCACGGTAGCAACTCCATCAAGTGGAGACTATACAGGTAGATTACAAGCACAATTTTTTGATGGTAGAGATAGCCAAGCAGTATCAAGTGTTTTACAAGAAACACCTAATTGGACAGCAGAACATACACTATCAGGATTAAGTTATCTTGCGTGTAGGTTTGAATGGAAGAAAGTTGAAACACAAGAAGACGCAGATAATAATCCTTACAAAGGATTACCTAAAATTAATGTTATATTACAAGGCAAGAAAATATTTGACACTACAACTTTAGTATCAAGTCATACTACTGCTTATGCTGATGAAACAACAACACACACTAATAATCCTGTTAGTGTATTAATAGATTATATGAGAAACCCAAGATATGGAAAAGGATTAGGTAATGACTTTTTTGATTGGACAAGTATAGGAGTTGCGGCAGACTTATGCGAGCAGACGGTTCAATATACAAGTTCAACAACAGGCAAAGCCTTTACGACAGACGCAGTAGTTGATACAGGACAAACGTTAATGAATAATACAAAAAGATTATTATCAGGCTTTAGAGGTATAATGCCTTATCAAACAGGACAATATCATTTAAAAATAGAACACGGTGGAGACGATACAGACATAGCGGCAACACCAACAGATCCGCTTACAACTTATACAATAACAACAGATCATTTAATTGGGGGTGTTCAATTACAAGCACCAAGTAAGAAAAATAAAATTAACAGAGCAGTTTTAACTTTTGTTGATCCAGATGCCAACTATCAAGCAGAACAAGTAGTATATCCAACAGATGCCAGTGCTGACGATATAACATTTTTAGCAGAAGATGGTATAAGATTAGAGAAAAAATATACATTTAATTCAATAACAAACAGAGAACAAGCATTACAAATGGCAGAGGTTATGGTTAAGAAATCAAGAAACAATCAAACAATTACTTGTAATACAACAACTGATCCTTCCAATGTTAGTGTTGGAGATTTAATTCAAATTACAAATGCTAATATTAGTTTGGATGGAATATTTAGAGTTATGAGTATTGATTTAACAGCACAAGGACAATTGGCTATATCAGCAACACAACATAACGCAAGTGATTACGCCATAAATGCTAAAACCGTAGCGCCTGCTAAACCAACAATTAATTTACCCGATCCATTTTTAGTATCAGCACCCGCTACTTTAAGTTTAAGTTCGGGCCCGACTTATAATTTAACAGATTCAGATGGTAATAAAATACGTAGATTGTATGCTTCTTGGACAGCAACTACAGACCCTTTTGTAGTAAATTATATTGTTCAATACAAAAAATCAAGTGATACAAATTATACAACAATAGTAGAAACATCAGATACTACGGTATTTGTTAGCCCAGTAGCATTAGGCGAAACATACGACGTTAGAGTTAGAGCAAGAAACGAACTTAATAGAGTTAGTAATTTTTTAACAGCAACAAACCATACGGTATCAGAAACATTTGAATCAAGTGATGCTTCAGTAAGTTCAACTCCAACAACAGGTCAAGTTCAATTAATGATAGGAGCAACGCAGTTTATAGACGCAGGATAATATTATGGCAAACACAGGATTTTTTGATAAAAGTCAAGGTATATACTTGCCCAAAGATAGTTTAACTTGGACTGATTTAAACACCAGCCCATATGCTACTTGGGACAATTATACTACTTGGTATCAAAATCTTGTTAATACTTCAACTACGGTAGAATTTACACCAGAGATAATTGACTTTGGTTCAAGTAGAACCGTATTACCTTTATTAACAATTTCAGGCTTACGTGATGGAACAACTGATACAGCGGCATATTATATTGATGGGAAACCAACTATTTTAATAGAAGGTAGTAATGCGGCAAATATGAGTGGTGCTACTACACAACTATTAGATAAAACTACAGACTACCTTTATACACCTAATATAGGTGCTTTTAGA